GCGCTGATCAGGCACAGTGGGATGAAATGGAAGGTGTAATTGCACAATTTAGAGAAGCAGGCGTTATGTGGCCAATTTGGGTTATGCCTGTAGGAGCAAGATCAGAAGAACAAGAAGCTAGTGCTGGTGCAGTAGCAGAGATGGCATTTAAACGAGGTTATAACGTAGCAGCTCGTGTACATGTTTACTTGTTCGGTAATGCAATAGGAACTTAGAATATGTTTAAATTTATATCATCATTATTTAAAAAGAAGGAAAAAGTAGAACTAGACGTTCCAGATTATCCTAATATTAAAGAAATGGAAACAATTAAAGATAGATATCATAACGAGCAACATAAAAAAGCAATGCAGGCACAAATTACTGAAGATTTAGTTAACCGAGTTAGGAGACACATGTGAAAAAAGATAAAAAGAAAGATGGATGGTTTGCAAACTTTGTAAACACTACGTTTACAAAAAAGCAAATATTAGATGAAGTTGCACCTACACAAGAAGCACAGAGACGAGCTGTTCTTGATAGAGAAAAAGAAGAAGCTACTAAAGCAGGCAAAGCTTGGGTAGCTGTACTTGATACGCAAGTTAATCCTGACAACATTAAAAACGGATTCTTTGAACTAGACTGGAACAATCAATTTATTGAAGAATTACTTGATGCAGGATATGTTGGTGAAAGTGCTGAAGCTATTGTTGACTCTTGGTTTAAAAGTATTGTTGTACAAATGCTTGATGATGACGGAGAAGATACTGATAGAGATATGGGTCATATTAAAATTGTTTCTAAAGCTGACGGGAAGTCTGAAGTGTCATAATGCAAATACAAAAAATGAAAAGCTTACATCCTCTTAGTCCGTATAGTCCTGTTTGGGATATTAGTTTTGGATTAACCCAATGGAATCAACCTGAAAAGGTTGACACTATAAGACAGTATATGCTGGACAAAGAAGAGTATATACTAACGTTAGATGTAGTAAATGATGCAGGAACAGGATTAAATTCTAACTCTGTAACTACACGTTATGGGCAATATAATCTTTTTGATCCTATGTTTATTAATGAATGTCCTGAAATTGGTGAATTATTTGAATTTCTTCAATACTCTTATTTAGAGTTTGTTGATGCCGACAACACTCAAAATTATGTTCTTCTAGATATTATTTGTTGGTTTAACATCTTACGCAAAGGCGAACGTATAAACATACATCGTCATGGAACTACCGAAGTATCATATTTAAGTGCTAACATGCATCTTGACACATATGAATCAAGTCAAACATATTATTCACACTTTGATATGACTAATTCATTCCCAAATATTAAAGGTGGATTAACAATATTTCCAAATTGGGTTGCACATTGGGTTGATACTTGGAATGAAGACACTCCAAGAGTAAGTTTAGCATTTGATATATACATATCTCAACCTCCGTATTACGGATGCGCTATACCCACATCATTGCCCTTTATGACACAAGACATATTAAATAGGTTGACAAACCGCAATTAAAATGTTATAATAAATTATAATTTAATAAAGGAATGACCTTATGAGTACATATGTACTAGTAGATACAGCAAATACGTTCTTTCGTGCAAGGCATGTAGTACGCGGTGACATTGATACTAAGGTAGGCATGGCACTACATATTACTCTTAACAGCATTAAGAAAGCATGGCAAGACTTTGATGCTGATCATGTTGTGTTTTGTTTAGAAGGCCGTAGCTGGCGCAAGGACTATTACGAGCCTTACAAGCGTAATAGGCAAGTTGCTCGTGATAAACTTACTGTTAGAGAAGCAGAAGAAGATACTGCATTTTGGGAAATCTTTGATGAGTTTAAGAACTTTGTTACAGATAAGACTAACTGTACTGTTATGCAACACAAGCAGTTAGAAGCTGACGATCTTATTGCAGGCTGGGTACAAGCACACCCTAACGATAATCATGTTATTATTAGCACAGATGGTGACTTTGCACAATTAGTTGCTCCGAACTGTAAGCAGTATAACGGTGTTGCTAATGTAACTATTACACACGAAGGTTACTTTAATGATGACGGTAGTGAAGTTCTTGATAAGAAAACTAAAGAAGTGAAGCCTGCTCCGATTCCTGACTACATGCTATTTGAAAAGTGTATGCGTGGTGACACTAGTGATAATGTGTTTAGTGCATACCCAGGTGTACGTAAAAAAGGCACTAAGAATAAAGTAGGACTGCTTCAAGCATACGATGATAAAGACACTAAAGGGTACAACTGGAATAACATGATGTTACAGCGTTGGACTGATCATGAAGGCGTTGAACATCGTGTACTAGAAGACTATCAGCGTAATGTTGTGCTGTGTGATTTAACTGCACAACCTGGCAATATTAGAAGTATTATTAATGACGTAGTAGAAGATGCTATGACACCTAAAGATATAAGTCAAGTAGGCATGCGATTAATGAAATTTTGTGCTAAGTGGGATATGCAACGCATTGCAGATCAAGCTTCCTACTATGCACCGGCATTACAAGCGAGGTATCCAGTATGACAATAAAAGCAAACACTGTATTAAAAAACAAATTTTGGATTGTAGAAAACAACGGAGAAAAGGTCGGAACACTTAGTTACAACGACGACCGATATCTATACTCATGTAATAACGAAACTTGTTTCTTTGATAATCAAAGGCAAATAACAAAGAAGCTTGGAACTATTCATTGGGATGATGACGTTCCAAAAACAATAACATCCTCTGAAAAGATTGTACATAATTACCCAACTAGCGTAACACCGTATAATACTATGTATGATGTTAAACGTAAATTGCCGCTATTTACTAAATCAGCAAAGTCTAATAGCTTGTACTGTGCAGGATATTATATTATACAGTTTGACAAGGGCTGGGTTAAAAGTTTTTGCCCTAAGCTAGTTACACTAGAACGCTACCACTCTAAAGGTCCGTTCAAAACTGATGTTGAAATGAGATCGGAGTTATCAATTGCAAACCGTTGAACCACTAAACACAATTCCATTACAACTGTTTATACAACAGGTAAAAAGTGCAGAAGCTAGCCAAGCTAGAGAAATTAAATTAGATATTGCTACTGCAAAGAATTTAGCATTTACTCTTGGTATTGTAATGAGTAGACTAGAAGGCGACTTAGAAAAGCTAGTATCACAAAGTAGTCAATCAGATGAACAAATAGAAATTAACCTCGATGGCGGAACAGGGTGGAATAAGTAGGTACTTAATCTAAAAAAGAGATAAATATATGCGTAGTTAATATAAAGGATACGCATATGAGCAGGCCAAAACCAACCGTAATATTAGAACACATTAATAATGATAATTACAAGTCAGACCAAGTATTAGAAGCTGATGCTATTTGGGCAGTATTTTATCAAGACAGACCGTTTAACTTAAAAAGTGCGAATATGCTTACTAACTACCCCGGTCCAAAATATAAAAAGGTTTCATTTTCAAATCCCGGACACGCTCATAACTTAGCTAAAAAACTGAATGATATGTTTTCAAGCGAAGAGTTTGCAGTATATAAACTTACAGACGGCGAAGTAGTTATAGAAGATGAATAGATGAACTGGAAAGAAACATATACTAAGCTCTTTTTAAAAGAACAGGGTAAAAGTGTTAATGCAGTTACAGTTAAAGAATTTATGCCGTTATGGTGGAAGAACACTAGAAACAAAGGGGCTAGCGGTCTAAGGTTAACCGATTTAGGGTTTAATGTTGTTAACGAAATTGATCTAGCAACATACGATATACCATATCCAAGAGATGTTCCACTTACTACACAAGTTATTATATTTCTAGATAAATTTATTGACTGCCCTTACTATATTAGTCCTAGGTCAATTATAGTAACAAACGAAAAAAAAGCAGTTGAGCTTACGTTATTTTCCGGAGACTTAAGAAAATACGGATTAACTAAAGCAATGACCCGATCAAACGAAAAGGAATAAAGATGTGGTTTAGAGGCCAAATAGATCTGGGTGTCCAAAAGTTTGACACTTATCCGCATTTGAATTATATCCGACACCCAGCCAATCCAAAAGATCTAACAGCATGGAAGCGTCAAGGTTACACTCATGAACACATGACTGGAGCAATGGTCGTTGATCGAGAAGTAATGCCGAAGTGGATTGAAGAATGTGCAAAGCAAATTGGATTAACAAGTTGCGGATTTACATTTTATAAAATGGTAACTGGTGACATTATGCCGAGACATGCAGATCATTTTATGACTTATCAAAAGATATTTAATGTAGAAAAATCTAAAGTATGGAGAGCAGTTATTGTGTTAGAAGACTGGGAACCTGGACATTATTTTGACATAGAGCATGAAGCTATTGTTAACTATAAGCAAGGAGAGTACGTGTTATTTGACGCATTTACTAAACATTCTGCTGCAAATATTGGTCTTAAAGACCGTTATACATTACAAATTACTGGACAACTACCAAGCTTGGAGGCAGTATAATGTCAACACAAGCGTGGTTTCCTACTCCAATATATACTACACAACTTGAAGGAGTTGAATTTCAAAGCGTACAAACAGAGTTGTCTAATGTAATAGACAACTTTGTATTTTCACAAAATCCTAATTGGGGTTTAGACACGCACGAACTAAGCGGAGATGCATTTAGTGATGACAGTCTTAGTAAGTTTGAATGTAAACATTTTCTAAAAATACTAGATAAACACGTAAACTTATATTTAAATGATTTAAATTGTCATCCAGATAGACAATATGTTATTACACAATCTTGGTTTACAAAAACTAAAAATGGAAAATATGCCCATCGTCATGATCATGGAGCAAATGATATATCAGGAGTATACTATTTAAAAACAAATCAACATGATGGTAATTTATATTTTGAAAGTTTAAATAGACCATTATCATCAAATTTTGTTTTTGGATGTATTCCAGCTGAACAAGAGTTACCTTCAAAAGAAGGATTAATGGCACTGTGGCCAAGTATGCTTAATCACGGAACTAGAACTAACAACACAGATCACGAAAGAATAAGTGTTAGTTTCAATCTACGATTCATGAAATAACCCAATCTTTTTTGAAAAACCTGCATTTAATGGTTGACAAACGCTGTATAGGTGCTATAATAGTATTATAAAGTTAGAATGTAGCACTGATAACTTAGTTCGTAAATAAACTAAAGGGCATATAAAATGGAAACTGTAACTTCACTACGTACTGTAACACCAAACTCTGCAAAGAAGAGCATTAAACATGCACTGAAAAAGAAGCGTCCGATCTTCTTGTGGGGACCTCCAGGCATTGGTAAATCCGATATTGTTGGACAGATTACAAATGACTTAGGTAACAGTCATTTAATTGATATTCGACTATCACTTTGGGAACCTACTGATATTAAAGGTATTCCATATTTTGATAGTAACGCAGGCACAATGGTTTGGGCACCACCTGCAGAACTACCAAGTGAAGAATTTGCTGCACAATATGATTGGGTAGTTGTATTCTTAGACGAAATGAACTCTGCGGCACCAAGTGTGCAAGCAGCTGCTTATCAGCTTATTCTTAACAGACGTATTGGACAGTACAAGCTTCCAGACAACGTGTTACTTATTGCCGCTGGTAATAGAGATGCTGACAAGGGTGTTACTTATAGAATGCCTGCTCCGTTAGCTAACAGATTTATCCACTTAGAACTTACAGTTGGCTGGGATGATTGGTTCCAGTGGGCAGTACTAAACAAGATCCACAACGATGTTGTTGGTTACTTGACATTTGCAAAGAAAGACTTGTATGACTTTGATCCAAAAAGTCCGAGTCGTTCGTTTGCAACACCTCGTTCATGGTCGTTTGTTTCAGAGTTAATTGAAGACGATCTTGACGATTCCACTACTACAGACTTAGTTAGTGGTGCAGTTGGAGAAGGACTAGCAGTTAAATTTATGGCACACCGCAAGGTAGCTAGTTCAATGCCTAATCCAACTGATATACTCGCAGGGAAGGTCACAGAAATGGCCAGTAAAGAAATCAGTGCTATGTATTCCCTCACTGTGTCATTGTGTTACGAGCTGAAAGAAGCTTGTGACAAAGGTGACAAGAAGTTTGACGCTAAAGTCAACAACTTCCTGCGATTTGCAATGGATAACTTTGATACTGAATTAGTTGTAATGGGCATTAAGCTCGCACTAACACAGTATTCATTGCCCATTGATCCTGATGCAGTGGAATGCTTTGATGAATTCCACGAGCGGTATGGAAAGTACATTAAGGCCGCTCAAGGCGTTTAATGATATTGGAGGGTGGGACAACAGTGTTAACCACCCTCCAATCTTTTTGGTTGACAAATGCTATATAGATGCTATAATAAGTATATAAAGTAATAAAAGAAGGGCAAAGCACATGAAAGCACTAGCACAAATAAACACACATTATTCCGCTTTAGTACAATTGCATGCTCCAATTTATAATGTTGCAGGCAAAAAGAACTGGACACCTAATCCAGATCTTACTGAACAAGAATTAAAAGAAATGCGTGAAGATGTTGAAGATCGCATTATTGTTGCTCGTGTAGGCTTACTTCTTAGACATCCATTTTTTGGCAACATGGCAACACGCCTTAAAATTGTATGCGGCGATGCTTGGTGTCCAACTGCGGCAGTTGACGGCAGAAACTTATATTTTAATACACAATTCTTTAATGCACTTTCAAACCGTGAAATTGAATTTGTTATTGCACATGAAATCCTACATTGTGTATTTGATCACTTAATGCGTAGAGAAGACCGTGATGCATTAATTTATAATATTGCGGCAGACTATATTGTTAATAATATACTAGTACGTGATCGTATTGGTGAGAAGCCAAAGATTATTGATTGCTACCAAGACTTTAAATACGAGAATTGGACTTCTGAAGAAGTATATGATGAGATTAAAGAAAAGTATGATGAAGAAGAATTAAAACAACTTGGCGAATTACTTGACGAGCATGTTGACTGGGGCAAGGATCCTGGAGAAGATGGCACTGAAGGACCTGGTGCTGATGCTAACGGTGACGATGGTGATGGCAAAGGTCAAGGTCGTCCAACTTATAGTAATGAAGAGTTAAAAAAGATACGTGATGAGATCAAAGAAAATATGATTTCAGCGGCGCAAAGTGCAGGTGCTGGTAATGTTCCTGCAGGTGTCGAACGTATGATTAAAGAACTTACAGAACCTAAAATGAACTGGCGTGAAATACTACGTCAGCAAATACAGTCTACGATACGTGATGATTATACCTTTAGTCGTCCTAGCAGAAAAGGTTGGCATACTGGTGCAATACTTCCTGGCATGAACTTCCAAGAAACTATTGATCTTTGTATTAGTATTGATATGTCAGGTTCGATTGGGAACGAACAAGCTACAGACTTCTTAAGCGAAGTTAAAGGTATTATGGATGAGTACAGAGACTATAATATTAAATTATGGTGCTTTGATACCAACGTATACAATGAAGCGGACTTTAGTGCAGACGGTGGTGATACGTTAGAAGAATACGAAGTCATGGGCGGCGGTGGCACTGACTTTATGGTTAACTGGACTTACATGAAAGCAAACGATATTGTTCCTAAGAAGTTTCTTATGTTCACAGATGGATATGCATGGGATTCATGGGGAGATGAGGACTACTGTGATACAGTGTTTATCATCCATAGCAATAGAGATAAGAATCTGCAAGCTCCATTTGGTGTAACTACCCACTACGAACAGGCAGCATGATAAAAAATAAAAAACCAAATCCGCTTAACGTGTTTAGGATACGTAAAGTAAAAGCGGCTGTACCCTATTTTGAGTATGTCAACTTGCCTGTTGCATATAATCTAGAAGATGCAATATCTACTTGGATATATATAAATCTTAAAAATAGGTACTATATAGGCCGCAAACTCACTTTAGATCATGACAATAAACTTAACCAGATAATTACTGTTGGGTTTGAAGAAAACCGTGATATGAGCTATTTCATGTTAGCTTGTCCACATTTAAAGTATACTTAAAAATATACACATAATTAATTATATAGGAGAGAACATTATGAGTGACAACCAAGAACCAGTAGATGCAATTGACGCAGCAAGTGCCTTATCAGGAGAGCCAGTGTCAGCACCGCAGCAAGCTGAAAGTGGAGCACCTGCAGGACCTGATCTTACAGTACAAGATCTACAAGCAATTAAAAGTATTATTGATGTAGCAAGTCAGCGAGGAGCCTTTAGGCCTAACGAGATGATGACAGTTGGTCAGACATACAATAAGTTAGAACAGTTCCTAGAAGCAGTTTCGCAACAACAGCCGCCAGCAGCGGCATCTTAGGAGAATAATATGATTAAACATGTAGGCCGAATGGCCAATAACCAACGTAAAGTGGTAGTAGCTTATCGAGTTGTACCAGGTGAGCCTGATCAAAGTATTATTATAGATACTAGTAGCTTAATGGCTGAAGAACACGATTCACTAATTAAAGCAGTTGAAGGGAATTCAGGTCAGGAAGCAGATGAATTTGCAACAGTAATGGCAAGAACTCCGTTACCAGATGGAGCAAATATGCTTGCACGTTTTCATCAGCAAGGTAGAATGATGAAGGTACCAAGTAATACAATTGAAATGCTTCCTAATAGTAATACGGTAATTAATCTTGCTGAATTAAATCAAACTATTGCTAATCAAAAAGGTGTAACTATTAGTGACTTAGCATTAACTGATGCCAAAGGTAATAGAGCTACTCCTGTGTCAGAAGCTACTGACCCAGTAATGTCAGCTGCAGATGTTGCTGCAGGTGTAAGCTCAAGCAATGATGGTGTTATCACTGATGATATATTGGCAGCACAATACAGGTCACAAGCAGATGCATTGTATAAAGAAGCTAAAGCACTAAGAGCTCAAGCAGAAGATCTTGTACCGACTATCAAAAAGAAGACTACTAAAAAGACTGTAGAGAGTGCCTAATACTAAACTTCCACCAGACGTAATTGATTATTGGCCTGAGGTCTTTGATCATATCGAAATTAAGGCTGTTCCTTTAAAGTACATTGTATCAGTACATGTTACATTTACTGATGGGAAGGAGTGGAACATTGATATTGATGAAAGTAAGAAAAGTTCAGATACATATATAGAAGAAACAATTAATACATTTTTTAAAGAATATAATGATGTTATTAGTAAAGTTGATTTTAAATTAGATACACCTAGCCTTGTAAATGATGTTAAATCTCAAACAAAAACTTTTATGAAGCGATCTTAATTAAGCATAGTTTATATCTAAAAATGTATAAATAGTAATAAGAAATGAGATTTCAGGAGTTAATAACATGGCATTAAGGCTAAGACGAGGGACCAACGCTGAGCGAGGACTTATAACGCCTAAAGCAGGCGAGCTTATCTATACTACAGATACTAAAGCTTTATATATAGGTGACGGCACTACAGCTGGTGGCGTTATTGTACAAGGTGCGGCTGGAGCAGTTACACTAAACGATTTAACAGATGTCAACATTGGTTCACTAACAAACGGCCAAGTTTTAGCATATCAATCATCATCTAGTAAGTGGATACCAACAAGTCAATTAAGCATTGCATTTGGTAATGCTGATGCTCATACAGATATAAGTTACGGACCAGA